AACTGAAAACCTAAGAAAGTATCAAGCTCACCAGATACTAATGCACGAACTGTATTAAAGTCAGCAGAAGTTACTGATGTTTCAGATAATAGACTAGCTAGATTATTTGCATGAATAACCATATGTCGGTCTTGTGGTGGTACATTGTTTGTATCTAATGTCTTTTTAGCATTACGAAGTTTAGCAACTGTTAAGTTTGCTGAACCATGAGCAATAGTAGAACCTTTGCCTGCTATAAGTGCATCAATAATAAGTTGATCTTGTCTACGACCAATAGCGTTCGCTACTACTTGAACTAACTCTGATCTTTCTTCAAAATTAACTTTTTGTTGCATGAAAATGTCTGAATACTCTGCAGCATTCCAATCTTGCATAGTTGCTGTAACTTGTGCAAAATCAACATTTAATGGTACAACGTCTGTTTGTGGAACGCGTAATGTTGCTACGCCTTTACCTACTTTTGGAAATTTTACTGTACTGCCTTCAACGCCTCGTCTTTGTCTAGTTGCACCTACCATTACTGCTTTACCTTGGTAAGCCTGTTTAACTTCAGCATCAAAGAGTGTTACAAAAGCTGGGGATAATCCTAAACTCATGTTATTCTCCTTAGAAATTAATAATAAATAAATTAATCGCTTTGGTATGCCAGTAAACTGGGCCTGTGCTTGCTATTTACGATAGCCATACGACAAGATTACTTGTGTTAAAGGGTTCCATAACTGAAATATGCAATAAGCCTTAAAATGAATATATCACAAATAAGGCTTTAGAGCAATCTAAATGTTATCCAGTAAAGTTTTGGGCAAATGCCTTTTCTACTTTAGCTCGATAAACAGGATCGGTTTGATACTTTGCATCTCCAACCATAGCGTACAATTCTTCTTTTGATGGCGCGCCATCTACAGGAGTAGTTTCAATAGGTAAAGCTCCTTCATAAGATGATCTAAGCTTTTCTAAAGCAGAGATTCCTTTAGCAGTGCCTCCCATAACTTTAAATTCTTCAAAGTCATCTTTCCCCCAAATTCCTTTTTGGACAAGACTTGTTCCCCATTTGGCCATGCTGTTTACTCTAACTTCAGCATTAGGACCTAAAGCTTTTCTTTCTTGCTCAATATTAATTCTTTCTTCTTCTGCTGAGTTTTGATTCATACCAACCACTTCCCCAACTAATGTATCTAATGCGGCTTGGCTTATTTGATTATCTTTAGCCCAAGACATTACATGTGATCTAATTGGGTCATCTTCTGGAGTTTCACCAAAGGCAGCTGAATCATATACTCCGTCTTTTGGAGCTTTATGTTTTCCTTGTGAAATTTGCTTTCTAAGGTCAGACCATGATTTTGCCATAGCTTCATAATCTGCTTCAGAATCATCGCCTTTCCAAAAATTTTCAGGCAACCAATCAGGTTTTTCTCCCTCGTTTGCTTCTACTTTTTCTTGTTTAACAGTCTCAGGATCACGATGATCTATTTCTGTTTCTTTTGGATCTGCGCTGACTTCCTCTTCTGGTGTTGCACTGTCGAGTAGGCCAGTTGCTTCTTGAGTTTCTTCAGTTTCCTGAGAACCCTCAGTCGTACTAGGCTCGATTACTTCGTCCATTATAGTTTCCTTGCTCTAATTATCCTTGCTTCTAAATCCCTAATAATTGAATTTTGTCCTTCTCTGTAAAATGCATAACTAGGGTCGCTTCCCGGCAAGGCAACGGGTTGCTCTAAAATAGTTTGTCTCAACCATTCTAGCAACTTTGTGCCGTCTTTTCCTTGAAAAACTTTTAACACCAATCTGTCTGTATCGTTTTTCTTTTGATTTACATCTGCTATATCAAGTGGCAGTTGTTGTTCTAGATCTTCCCATCCAGCCATAATCTATCCTTTTTTCTTTTTATGAGATAATTTTTGGGATGTTGCTGTATGAGTTTTATTTGTATGCACACTCCCATTAGGCATTTTGTGCGTATTACCCTTCCATTCCTTTCCGTCTTTAGTGTAGTGTTTTACGCCTTTCATTATGCTTTATCCTTTTTTTTAGGAAATCCTGCTTTCATATTTTTATATGCTTTAGCAGTAATGGTTGATTTTTTTTTAGTATTACTAGTTCCTGCTTTTTTCTTTTTATTTATATTGCCATATAGACTATTCATAATTATCCTTGTTGAGCTTGATTCATAGCAGCTTCAGCCATTGCTGGAACAGCTTCAGGAGCTTCTTGAGCTACTTGTTGTGCCATTTCCATTGCTTGCTGTTGCGCCATTAATCTTTCTAATTCAGTTGTTAAAATAGCTTGTGGTACGCCTAATTGCTCTGCAATAAAGTCCATCATCTTAGCCACTTTTAAGGTTGACATAGCTTCTGGTCCAGCCCCTTGTGCAATCTGAGCATATTGCATTACTTTTTCAACCTCTTCCATAGCCTGTGCTTGTGCTAATGGAGCTGCTGCTGCAATTTTAATTTCTAATCCATTTACCTTTAAAGGTAAGTTAATTAATCCTTTTGTATCCATTACTGCTAAAATCTTTTGTACTAAAGGAATCATTGTTTCATTAATCAATCTACCAAAAGCTGAACCTAAGTTTTGTGATAACTCTTTCATTCTTTCAACAACTTCTGTTGCAGACCTTGCAGACATATTATCAGGTGGCAAGCTTTCGTCAAGCAAGATTCTTTTAATATTCTTTCTTAGATCGTCCATAATAATTTGAGATACATTAAAATCTCCAGATCTTGGTAGCGGTCTTAATGATTCCCCTTGAGGCCCACCGTTACGAGCTACAGGAATAATAGCGCCTGGCATAATTTGTACTGTGTTAGGATTAAGAACGCCATCATCAGCTGCGGTATAAACTCCAGAAATAGCTAAAGAAGCATTTTTTAAAACTAATTCTAATGTTTTATTTAATGTTTTTATATCTGGCATAGCTGTTATCAAAGGGCCTCTACCATATATTTCACCTGCAACTTTAGAATACCTAGATACAATCCATGGGCTTGTTTCCATGCGCCTATAAACAAGTTCTGTTTTAGAAGCTTTGTCTATAACATGATAGCAATAATCTCCACGCTTTTGATCTTGAACTGTAGCTTCAATTAAATCTAATTCTTCTGTTGGCTTTTCGTCTATTTTTCTTTGCATTTCTTGTGGAATTTTTATATCAGGCCATTGTTTTTTTAACACTTCCCCTTTAATACGCATGCGCCTATAAACATTATCAACTTGTCCGTCTGCACCCTCTTCAAATGCAACTAAGTATTGTGGAACTGGTACAAAGTTAATAGGGTTTGTTTCATCTCCTGGCTGAACCATCATAACTGCTGTTCCAACAGATAGGTCTAGTAAAAACTCGCCAATAGCTACATCAAAGTTTGACTGTTTTAATGTATCAAACATTCTGTCTGAATAAACATCAAGAGCAGCTTGTGCTTCTTGTTTTCGATCTGAAGGAATATCAGACCCTGGTTCAAGTCGACACCACTTTCTTTGTGGAGGAAATATTCCTGATTGCATTCTATTAGCAAATCGTTGAGTAGAAGCAATAGCAGTTGAGTCAAAGACTCGATTCATTTTTTTTTGCCCTGAAACTCCTCCGTCATAATAACCATCATATAAATTTCGTTGTGGCAAAGCAAACTCATACGCTTCTTCATATAAAGATCTAAAGTTTTCTTTTTTTGTAAGCGCTTTTTCGTGTCTGCTTATTACATCTTTTGCCGTTAACCTCATCATTGCTACCATAATTTTTCCTTAAAATTTATATGTAAGACCTATTTCTTTATTTGTAACTGCTTTAGCATGGCCCCAATCTCCATCAGCATAATACCCTGCTGCGTTTACAGTAAAATCTAGTCGATCAGTAATAGGAACTATTATTTCTGCCCGGCCTCCAGCAGAAAAAGTTCCTTGTTTATCCTTGCCTCCACCACCTTCTATTTTGACATACCTCTGAACCATCTCTGTTATTTGAGCATAAGATAAAGCTGTGTCTAAATCATTTTCCATATTGACTGTATTCTTTAACCATAGATTTTAATTTTCCATAACCTTTTTTTGCGTTTTTTTCTAATTGATTTAAACTAAAAGAACTTTCTTCAACATACTTTATTCCATTAACTGCACCTTTAAATTCTCTAATTGCAAGTTCAAAATCAGCCACTCTATTCTTAGTTTGAATTTTCCAGCCAGTAGGATTTTCATTTACTCCTGGATTATTAAGATTAATATTAGCAATAGTGTTGTCATAATCTCCTGACTTTAAAGCTGCCCACGCTCCTTTAAATCCTCCAGGACTTCCATCTGCATTTTTTGTACGCCACTCTGTTCCTAATTGAAAATTAACATTAGCTAAAGCATATATAAATGATTCTGTTGGCGTATCTTTCATTTCTAATCCTTGCTGCCTAGCCGCAGCTATTGCTTTTCTTGTGTCGTCTACAAGCCATTGATCAACAACTTCTATGGGAATTACTGTTCCAGCAGGATATGTTTTTATTTCGTTCTTGCTAAGTAAATGACCATAACCTCCTGTCAAATAACCCTGTGGCTTTATTTTGTCTTCATAAGAAATATGTTGATTTTTTACATTAAGCTCAGTACCTTCTCTATTTTTTATGTGAGCTAAAAATTCTTGTTCGTTAGCTGCCATTAACCTAATTTACCTTTGTTAACGCCTAAACCAATTTGGCCTAACATTTCATTGCCAAGTCCTAACCCTGTTACTCCAAGCCTTCTTCTGTCTTGAATTGCTGTTGCAATCAAACCACCAGAAACTCCTTTAGTAGTTTTTCCTTTAGATTTTTTTTCTGCTGCTGCAATTGATTTTGCACGAGTTGATGCTTGTTTGCTAGATTTTGAAATATCTGTTAATTCAGCATTAGTTAAACCTCTTTGTTCAGTATAATTTGTTGTTTTAGTTACTGGCGCAAAGTAAGACGCATCTAATCTATCGCC